CAGAAATATTGGGATGGCTTCAAGACGTCTCATTGGTGTATTGTTATGGATGATCTTGCTTCTGAAAATCCTAAAAAACAACAAGGGATTCCGGAGCAAATGAAAGATATCCTACAGATTGTCAATGCTGTTCCTTTTTCACCTGAGCAAGCTGATGTAAAGGATAAGGGAACTAGGTTATGTATGGCAGATCTGGTTATTGGAACAACAAACACCAAGGATCTCAATTCATATGCCTACTTCTCTACGCCCGAGGCTATCCATCGTCGCTTCCCATATGTTGTGACACCCACTGTTAAACCTGAATTTGCAGGTGGTGATGGTGGTTTGGATGCCTCAAAAACTGATGGATCCATGGACTATTGGACTTTTGATGTGAGGTATTATACCGATTCACAAGCCCAGACTTTTGGGTCTGTGGGTTCTATGTTGGCGTTTTTATGGGACAAAGCAAGCATTGAGAGGAACAGTGGTTCAACCATTCGAATCCAGAAGAAAAGCTGGGCCGAGAGTCTCTGTTCGCATGGCCTTCCTCTTCAGGATTGTGAGGAGTGTGGTGATATCACCCTTCAAGCCGCAACAACACCTTCAACGCTTTGGGACCGTTATACCAGATATGTTTCTGCCAATGTGAGGCAGACATTCAACCTTATTCCTAAGCGTGATGAAATGGAGGCATTGTTTTGGTCACTAGGTCGGCGGATTGAGAATGAAACCTTCCTTGGACCAACGTGGCAGTCCTTGACCATTGTGGCTGCTCTTGCAACCACAGCTGCGGTCACCTACAACCTGGTGGGTAGATTTAAACACCAGGGTGAGATAGGGTCAAAACCGGAGCCCAAAGGAGAGGCGGAGTCGTACTGGAAACAAAGCGTTGATGTATTGACTCCTCTTGCTCCAGATGCAGCTAGATGCGCAACCTATGAAGCTCTTAAAGAGCGGATTAAGGCGAACACCTATCGCATTACTGTATCATATGAGGGCGCCCAGAATCAGACCGGAGTTATGGTTGGTATTGGTGGCAATCGTTACTGTATTAACAAACATATTGTCTCTCGGGGCAAGATGCTTCATGTGAAACAGGTAAAAACGAGTGCTGGAAGTCAACCCATTTCTCTTGATGGGATTTCTGTGGTTTCTTTACCCAAGTATGACTTGGCGATTATTTGCCTTGATCATTTACCTCTTCGCAAATCGTTGTGGAATTATATTCCTGAAGACTTGCTTAGTACGGTGAAGGGTGAAGTCCTCTATCCGGAACTCGATCATTTCGAGGATTACGTTTTCAAATCTGCGGGAATTAAATTTGAGAAACGTTTGGGATTAGAAGGTTACCAAGGGAGGATGAATATCGAGACCTTTGGTGGACTGTGTGGTTCTCCACTAGTCTCTAAACATGGATCATATAATTTGTTCTGTGGTATTCATACCGCTGGTGCAGGTCCTCACGCTATCTCCACCCCAGTTACTCTAGCAATTTTGCGAGAGATGGGAGTTGAGAAAGAGGCATTTAGACCGACCACTCTAGGTATTGACTTTCAAGGAGGTCCTGAAAAACCCCAATTGATGGACCTTCATTGGAAGTCAAACGTTCGCTTTCACCAGTCTAACATCTGTGAAGTGTATGGTTCCTTATCTGGCTTCAGAAGTAATGGGAAGTCTAGAGTGGGACCATCATTGGGTGCCGAGGCCATTTATCAGGAAAGAGGAATAATTTCTGATTTCCATCCCCCTATTATGAAGGGGTGGCGACCTTGGCATTTAGCTCTCGAACCAATGATCAGCGCCAAACCAGTCTTCTCTCAAGCTGACCTTAATTGGGCAGTTGAAGATTATGTATCTGGTTTTGAAGGTGCCGATTTCTCCGATCTTATGATTTATGATCTGGAGACCGCGATCAATGGAGTTCCTGGGCTAAAATTTGTTGATGGTATAAATCGAAAATCGAGTATGGGCTTTCCCTGGCGAACCACCAAGAGAAAATATTTGGTGGAACAAGAGACAAATACTCTTCCCGATGGTGTGACTTTTACTCCTGATGTTTTGGAGAGAATTCAGAAGATCGAGGCAAAGTATATTGCCGGTGAGACTGTGTCTCCCGTCTTTGTGGCGAGTCTCAAGGATGAACCTGTATCGCGGAAGAAACACGTTCAAGGGAAAACCCGCGTTTTTTGTGCTGCTCCAACTGACTGGACCATCGTAGTCCGCAAATTTACTTTGTGCTTCTGCAGGTTCTTTCAAATGAATTGGCGTCGAGCCGAGCTTGCTATTGGAGTGACAGCACAAGGTCCACAGTGGGAGGATCTTTACAATTATCTCACTGAATTTGGTTTGGATCGCATTATTGCC